CACCATCATAGTATTGAGAAGGGAATAAGATATCATCCCCGAAGACATAGATGTCAACACAGTCAATGCCGTGACGACACCGTATGCCTGAACGAACCAACGAGTAGAAAACTAAGCTCTGAACGGGAAACGTTAAACAGTTTCCCATAGGAGCGAATTTTTCTAGCTCGATCACTCGATCACCTATAGCTACGCTATCAGCCCTCGCAGCAGAAAGCCAACGGTAAGCATCTCCGAAGAGATACTTAACGAGAGACTTACTGAGACGATCGCTGGCTTCTTTCAAATCGAGAGTAACATACTCTCGTGTGGAAGAAGCAAGGAGCGCTTTAGTACCATTAATCGATTGATCTTTAAGATTAATACTCTTAGAGATAACCGGATGAGCACTAATAGCAGCCTCCAATAGCCGACGCTGGCCCTGTTGAATCCAAATAGCTTCACAAGGGTGCACGCAGATCATGCGTGGACCACGTGAATCTTTTGGTACAGGTACCAGTGAGCAAACTATACTATCTGACTCAACGAGTCTATCTTGAGACGCTTGACTAAATATGGCATCATACCAGTAATGGTAAATACCACAAAAGTAAGTATCAAAAGGATACAAACATTGAATAGATGAGTATAGGGTGCTGAAATCACTCTTATCACACGGAAGCTTAGCAGGATAAACACTGCCAGGCCCATGGGAGGGAATGATATCAGTCCAGTCAATCTTGTATATACAAGAAGAGACTATTTGTCGAGATCGATGATATAGATGGCTATGCTCTCGAGACATCCTAAAGAGGAAGTCTTTTGACCAAATGCCAACCATACCATCAGTGTGTTCAAAAAGCATTTCAGCTTCTTGAATCTGTGATACAGATGGTTCGAATACGGCTTTATAGCAGAATACAAGACACTGCCTAAGGCACTTAAGTATACCTGCATCGTGGTTTACGATGAAGGCCTCGAAGAGTGGCATTAGCCACTCAGGGAAGTCGGGCTTTTCTTGCCCTTCATACTCGAGATACCTCAGGAGCTTCTTGTCTAGTAAAGGTCCTTCTTTAAGGACCCAACTCATAGGTAAGTCACTAGGAGCGTCCAAGTGGACACCACTAATGTTACGTACGTCTACTAGCAGGCTATGATATGATTTTAATAACATATTCATGGTTCTATAACTGACCTTTTGTTGCTATATTTTCTTGTTAGCTAACCTGGCTAGGCATTTATGGCTTAGGAGGATTAGCTGCCGAGGAACTAGGATTCAAACCACCAGAGGAATCAATCTTAAACCAAAAACTATCAGATTGCGAAGAGCAACCTGAGAGAATAAGGAAAAGAAGGAGACCAGTGGAGGTAAGAAGCCTACCCTTACTGCTCACCGGTGACGAATATTTCATCGCCAAGGTCGAGGTTAGGGGAGGTCGAGTCGATAACGCCATTAATCCGGGCGATGACCGCAAGGACATCGCTGGAAGAGATAGCTGTATCTTCTGGAACTGCAACAACAAGGTACGCTGAGACGGCAATAGGCCGTCCGTCGGTACCGGCAACATACCTATCAAATCTAAGCACAGTACGTTTACCCGCGACTTTAGTCGCAGAGTCGACGTATGGCTGAGACTTGATTGACATCACCTCGGGGAGATTAACTCCACGAGAGATTTCACGTCGTTCAGACCCGTTCACCTTATCAGGTGCGGATGTCTGTTTAAACGACAGGGTACTGATTGTCAGATCTGCATTCATATGTTTGTATATGCACCATAGGGTGCGTTGTGCTAACGTTTTGACTTCAGGTTCGCCACTATTTGGTGGATCAAGGCCGCTAAAAGCGAGCCTTGCTTCTTTCCAAACCTTCTGCTAGGTCCAACCGTAGTGGTTGGATCAAGCGGATCACGGCGGTAGTATGCAATGTCTGCGTTTGCCATGTTCTGTCCATCTCTTGTATTATACTCACCCGAACGGAGCTGTCCGAAGACAGCTACGAGGAGATCGTATTTTTCCGAGAGAGAAGCGTCGATGATATGCTTATTAGCGCCCGTAAGGACGTTATCAAGATGATCAATGACACCAGACAGGTTAACGAACCAGTCCAGCACAAAGCTATATGGAATCTTTTCCCATAGAGCAGAAGCAGGACCGGCGGATAAGAACCGATCAATATAGTACGATAAGCGAGAAAATATCTCGTTATTATACTGTACTGAAGTTCTACCCCTGATGGAGCATATTCGGCAACTCTGGGACTTCGGATATATAACCGGGTACCAGACCGAAACACCATCGCCACTTGGCCCGTAGTTAGGCAGGTTCGTATAATCCACAGTTATACTGGGGATCATCCTACCATGCACGCTACGGATTTTACCGGCCAATCTAACGGCTCTATCACAGTCTTTCTTAAGAGAAAGAACTGAGTTTGCCATAGATTTTAGATCAGCTAGTAGAGGAGCTACACCGAAGGAATAGTAGAGATATCCGTTGGATAATTTCAACAGACTCAACTTTCCTCTGAAGAGCCTAGCCTCCGGGAGCGTGTGCGAAGCATCTAGAATATTAGTGAGATTATCAACCTCATTAGTATTAAAGAACTTATGCACAGTTTCTCGGACGAGGGACTCGTCATCCTTAGGATACGATACCTTGAGATCTGCCAAACCTGGCAGCTTCCAAGCACCATACTGCTCTAGATACACACTGTTACTGTACCTCGAAACTTTCGTGGTACCGAGATCAATGTGACCTGTAGTAGTATTATAAGTCCAATAGTCCATTGTACCAGCATGGTTATAACGCCAGTGGTACTTTAGATGTAGGACACTCTTCACGCCGCGACCCTTTCCAGGGTCATCGACGATAGTATCAACACCACCGGAATCCTGAATCAAGCCACGGTGATCCGTAATATTCGGATATGCCATGACCCAACCAGGAGTCCAATGATATTCATCGTGGGTTCCCATCACATCGATGGTAGAACCGGTATCGGGTGTAGTTCTTGTACGCATAATT